AGGCGGTCAGACCTTTTATCAATACGTTTACGCAGTTCGCCTTTAAGCTCCTCACTAAATTTCTCGAGGGCTAGGAAATGTTTTTCTACGTTTAATTGTAAATTTCCAGCGCCAGTTTGCGCTGTTAGTGTTCCTGAATTAGCTTTTTGTTGATCTACAGTAAGATTTTGAACATCTAGTGCCGATGCATCCGCTCTGCCGCTCCCAGAACCTAAATTCAGTAGCTCTTGCCTAAGAGTCTCTGCTGTAGCGTTATCGCCTCTGGCTATCGCCATTGTGCGTAGATGGGCCCGAGTAGCTATCTGAGCTTTGGTCGGTAGCTTATTAATATCAGCAGCTGTTTGAACGTTCGCATCCTCAAGAACAGTGACCAGATTTTGTTCGTCTTGCGGCGCTAGTTCGAAATTGTTTGAAGCAGCAAAATCTGCCGCTTCGGTGGGGGTCATATTATTAATACGTTCAAAAATTCCTGTCTCTAGCGCTTGCGCAGCTTTTTTAGCTTCTTCAGACTGGTCGGGAATTGCAGAGAAACTTTCTTCTTGAGGTAGTTGAGATCGTTGCGCTTTTAAATCCTCAAGCTGGCTTGTTGCCGAACGTTTTGCAATAGGGGACCCAGCCCCGGCGAGAGCTCTTTCTGCTTGTGCAATTTGATCATCAAGTTGTTGTTTTTCCTTAGCGATATCACGGGGTTTATCAGAAGTCTTGTTGCCTTCGGTAGCTGCACGCTCGAAAATATTACCAGCTGGGGCGGGCGCATCCTTTTCTTTCTGTTCTTGGTCAACTGTGGGGGGCGTCTGCACAAGTATCTCAGGCACCTCAATACCCATAGTTTTTGCTTGATCTATAAGAATAGACAGCTGCTCTTCATCGGACTTAGCGGAGGCAAGTAGACTCTTAAACTGCCGAACCATTCCTACGTTTTTTTCCTCGCCCGTAGAGGGATCATTTGCAGCATTATCTAGTTCGCCAGTAACTTGCGTTTTTAATGTTGCCCGTGCAGTATTTCTGTTGACTACCGTTTCAGCATCAGCTTGAGCCATTCCGGTTGATACTAGATATTCGACAGTCGCGCTAGATGCGCCGAGTTCGCTTTTCGGGCGTACGTTTGTTTGGTACTCGTCATCCATTAACCTCGCTAGCAGATCGGGAGACATCAGAGCAACCTCTGAATCCTTTGAGATCTTACCGTCAACGGTCAGTACCCCTCTGCTACCATCTTCATACTTTCCACTAATGGTCAACATTCCCGTGTTCCCGATTCTCTCAACTCTGTCAAGAGTAAAACCTTCAGGTAAATCAGGATCGCGATTAGCCAATAAAAGAATACCTTGATCGTTAACGGCTCCCCCGACTTTGATGTTAGCTACTGTTTGCTCAAGATCTAAGGTAAGAGGCCCAGCCTGCTCGTTGATATAGCCTGCGGCGGTTAGCTGCCCAATACTTGCATCATTTTCTTCAATAAGTTTTCTTTTAGATTCTTCATCTAAAGCGTTTTGCGAAGTGATGTTAGATAATTCGGTCTGTGTACGAATCCCCGGAGCCGCTAACTCGGCGCGTTTATTTGTATCTTCTTCAATCTTGTAGCGATCTTGAGCAAGTTGGTAGTTCAGGTCGAATTGGCGAGTTGATTCGCTAAACCTATTTTTTTCAAAATCAAGTTTTTCTCGCGCCATTTTATTGGCAAATTGTTGTTGACCAAACGCTTGTACGGAGCTTGCGCCGCCTACTAATCCATCTAAAAAAGCTGACATAATATTTTCTCGTTAAAAGGCCAAAGCCATAATTGCCATTGCACCTAAACCGCCGATAGTACTGTAAGTTTGAGCTTTAGAAGCCGCTCGAGCCTGTGTATAAGCGTTCTGCCTCTGAGTTTCGTTGGCAGCTGCCGACCCTAATTGGCTTAAAGATGATCTATTCACACCTTGTCCGATATTAATTAGATCAGATAATTTGTTTGTGTTAGCTTCTCGCTGAGCAATACGCGCATCATTAATAGACTGTACTGTCCCTAACGTGTTGGCCCTCTGTAGCATACGAGACTGCTGTTGTTGCTGCGCAGGAGTAAGACTAGCTCCATAGCGGCTCGCGTTTCGACTTGCTATACCTGCCGCAAGGCCCGATGCGGATTTTGAATCCTCTCGTGCTTGATCTATTAGGCTAGTATCATTTTGGGCATCGTCTATAAGTTTGTTTTCAAAATCGCCATAGTTATTTTTATAATTTAAAAACTGCTCGCGAGTGATCTGTGCATAAGCAGCGTCAGGATCAGAAACGTTGTACCCCGAGCTTGAATACCCGCCTGCCGTATTCCCGCTGTTTTTTGAAAAATCACCCGAATTATTCTGCATGTAGCGGCCCATCGCTAGCGTACTTAGAGGACTCATTAGCCACCTCCGAAGAAATTTGTGTATTTGAGACGGTTACTAAATCCGCCAATAGATTGCCTTGAGTCATTAACTGGGCTAAAGAAAGAGCCTTGTTTTGAAGTCTCACGGAAACCCATTTCAGGGCCCAGATCTTCTACTTGAGTGCCAGTAGTTGCTCGGTTCTGTAAACCTTGCATTAAGGCTGCGCCTGCAATCTGCCCAGCTGCAGAGTATTTGGCTTGTGCCACATCTTGATTAGCTTTAGCTCTCGTTAACGCTTGCGATGTAGCAAGATTTGATGCTTGAGCCATACCAGATTGTGCGTCAGCTGCTTGGCCTCTTGCTGTACCTAAAACACTTGTTTGCATTTTATTCTGTATGTTCTTAGCCGAGGTATTAGCAATACCCAACTGCCCTTGATAAGCCTGTGATAAATCACCTCCACTATCGCCTCTCATCGCTCGCTGGGCTGATGCCCCAGATAGGGCTTGCATAGTGTCAGCATTAGCGCGCCCCCGAAGTGTGGTGCCGACATCTGCTGTTAAAGACTGGTCGCGCATTTTCTGGAGCAAAGGGTCATACTTCTCTTTAAAATATTTATGCTCCTGTAAAGCCACGCTTGCTGACGCTTTTTCTGCGGCAGATGCTTGATAATCTTGTTTTTTTGGTGTGCTACCCATTACAAAGCTCTCGTGTAAACAACTGTGTCTATTTTCCAGTTCTCATTTAGTAAATAAGGCTCTAGTTCTCTAACTGGTGTTCGTACTTCTATATTTATAAAACCCGCTTCTCGCGCTACTTCTTCAAAAAAATCAAAATATTTAATTACACAATTTTCGCCGCGTTTTTTTGCCCACGCTAACCAGATTAAAAACGTTCTGTTCCCGGTGAACTCATCCGTAACGCCCGTCGAGATAACAAAACCCTCGTCTGCTATCCATAAACCCGCTGAACCTTCTTCGCACGCTATGTATACATCAGCAGGTGTAAACGTTAACTGTGGTTGCTCATCTAAAATATCTTGTATTGCTGGTAGTACCCAGTCGCTATGCAACCGTATGTCAGTAAAAACTGGGCTATCCAAACTCTCTGCCGTACCTATTTCGTCTTGTTTTCCAAGCGCCCTTAACTCCGCCATAATTTACAGTCCTTGCTATTCCTGTATCCGCCTGTCGTGCACGCCTTTCTGCTTCAATAATTGCAGAGGTAAACAACATGCCATAATTATTTGCGCCCTTTAAGTCGGTCCAATCTTTGTTGGGTATCCTCAACAATCTAAATAGTGCGCCATTGACTATTGCATCTCTGTAATCGTTCATTACGTCATCATCACAAGCTGAACTTGTATGAGTAGGCTTCAAAACAGCGCGGATTATGGTGCTGTTGGGGATAGTCGTAGGTGGTGTTGGTGCTAACCAAAATAAAGAAGACGACTGTTTTACAAAATAAGCCGGAGTACTGCTATTGCCTGACGAACGCCATTTGGGGATTCGCTGTTCTAGTAAAGCGCTACTAATTGGCTCTAAATCTTTTCCTTCATGAGTCACCCAAAGTATTTTTTGAACGGCTGTACCAGCGGGGGGTTCAAAATCGTACTCGTATAGGCCCGATACCGTTGTAATAGGGTCTAACTCTGCTTGGTATACACTTGCGCGTTCGCAAAGTTCTATAACAGCCGACCTAATGTTATTTTCTATTAAAAAATCAGGGCACCCATAAAGGTAGGGAGAGATTTCTGGTACGAGGGTTTCATAAGGGATCGCCATTTGTTACCTCTAACTTCGGCCCATTGGTGGAAGGGGTTGCCGTTTGTCTATATTAAGGTCAGTTACAGCATCTATTTGACCTTTACCTGTAACAGACGCAGTAAACAATTGGAAATGAGAACTAGCTCGTTGCGAATTACCCGCAAACTCAGCATCTTTCATATAGGCCATATACAACACGTAGTTCATAACTGAAGTCGCATATATGTCAGGAATAGTCATATTGTCCGACTGGGCAACTGTTGCAGGGTTGGCTGAATAAATGATCTCAAGATACGCATTGCCCGCTACACCTGGGTACACATAATAATTACGAGGGTTTGCCTCGTCGTATATATAATGCTTAACAATGGCTGTATGCTTTGCATCACCAGTAACGGTAGGGTCATGCCAATTAGGATTTTGTGTATCTAGTAGGTCCCTTGCAACTAGTCGAACAGATCTCTTTCCTGTACCGCCGCTTGCCGCAGACATGTTTCTAACTACGCGTAACAATCGATTTCCAGCAGCAGGTATGTCTTGCTTTGTACCTGTAGCCAATGTGACTGTAGTGTTTGTTGCAGTCGAATCAGGTTTTAAAAGAGCAATCTCACGCTGCGCATCATTTACCCATAACACAAGCTCTGCTACAACTGGCCATCTGACCCCAGTAGTGTCTTGCAAAACAGTTTGGACCCGATCAATTACACTTTGAACTGTTGTAGCCATGCGTCATACCTACGAATTAAGTATAGATTCCCATGCGGAATCTCGCTCATCACTGCTGACGGTTTGTCCCATTGCTTTGTTAACAGCTGCAGCTTTAGGATAACCATCCGCTTTAAAATTCTTTGGGTCACCTTCGTCCATCATTTTTTCTAGTAAGGTCACTAGATCAGATGAAGGCTCAGGCGCCTTTTTGGGCACGTATGCCTCATTTACATCAGGAGTTGAAGGATCGTCGGCTATATAATGGCCTTTCTCGTTACGCGCCCGTACCATTTCAACTTCTTCAAAATCAGCAACTTCTGCTTTTTGTTCTTCTACATACTTATCGTTGTATTCTTTTGCGCCCAACTGGATAGCGAGTAACCCTATTTCCTCAGACATTTCTCTCACAACGCCGGGTTCAAATAACACAACTGTCCCACCTAAAGTAGCCACTCGTAATGGCTTTTCGCTAATTATCTTCATGATTAATTCCTAAGTTATATAAAAACCCTCTCTTCCTTGGGAGAAAAGGAAGAGAGGGAAGGGGGGGTCATATTACTGTGCAGTATCTAAGCAAATCACACCGAAGTCCTGTACAGAGCCACTAATGTCGCTGTTGTACTTAGGCTTTCGTAGTCCAAAGATCTTACCTACAGAAATACCAGACTGGTTGCCATAGTCGAAAGTATCTTCGACCATCTCAGGCAGACCAATGTCAGCCATTGCAAGAGCTTGAGCACCACAGAACAGAGCACGTGCTCCATTAACGTTAGCGCCTGCGCCCCACTTGTATCCAGCTGCTCCAGCGTTGCTAGAAGAACCAGAAGTAGCGCCAGCAGTGTTAAACACATGACGGAACTCATGGATCATCACGCCATCAACCATCAGGCTTGAAGAACCCGCGAACAGGCTGTTCGCAGTTCCTCGAACACCCGCGTTTCGAACGTTAGCAAGGAAATCAGAGTCAAGCTTCAGGTCAGCCATTTGCTGTGGAGTAACAAACATGTGGAAAGTCTCTTGGTTACCAGCACCACGAATCCCACGGATGTAGTTATCTTTAGCATATGCCTTTAGATTTACGATATCTCTATAAGCCACTTTGTCATCTGTAGTTACAGCAGTCGTGTCTCCAGCTGCAAGAGTTGAAGTACCTCCAGACACATCTACACGCAAGTGTCGGGCTGCAGTAGGAGCAGATACATCTGATGCAAACTCTAGGTCGACCAAGTCGTGTCCAGCAGTAGAGGAAGCAGTTCTTAGACCACCGTTGTTCTTGT